TAAGCAGCAAGGTTTCCGTAAATCCACAGCGGACTTAAATACCCGTAGCTCCAACGGCCAATAACCTTGTACTTCGCAATTTCAGTATCGAAGTCTACCTGGTTGGCAAAGTCCGGTTTCCGTCTATCAAACCACAGCAGTTCTTCCTTTGCCCGTGCGGAGTCAATCATAAACCACGCTTTAGCATTAGTCAGGAACGGCCACTCAATGACCTTCAGATTGCCCTTCCATACGTTGATACCGTGTTCGGTGGTATCGGGTTCTTCATCAGTTTCGGCAATAATCATAGCCTTCTTCCGAAGTGCGGAAGGTACAATCAGGGTATCTAACTGTGTAAGGATTTTATTATCCTTATCGTCAGTCCATGCCAGAGCATTAGTGCGGGTGGTTTCCACGTTATCGGCAGTCAGTTCCAGTATCCCCATGTTGCTGAAAGTAGAAGAGCTACCCGGCATTTTGGGATGGTCGGTAGCACATAGAGGCTTACCGTCCGGGCCAACAAAACCGCCATTAAAGGCGTTATTAAATACGCTAGCAGCGTGAATTTGCCGGGTGTAATAGACTACACGGGAAAGACTCCTAGTCTTTCTCTTAATCTCCGCATACTGGTCGTCGTCAACCAGTTCTCTTTCCAGTTGCATACCTTTGGAGTATTTCTTGTGGGTGAAGATAGCTTTGAACCCTTTATCGAAGTCCTCATAGCTTACCTTGCCTTCCCATTCGTCCATAATCCCCAGTTCACCAGTCCCCAGGAATTGCTCAAACGCCGTGGTGGAAGTTTCCACGTTAAAAATTAGCGGGATATAGTCCTTCATTTCCCGCTGGTGTTGTCTAAATATTGCCCTTAACCCAGGGGTTAAGAGTTCTGCCCAGTTATCACTTTTAATTGACATTTTCTTATCCCTCCCAGAAAATAAATTAAGCCCCGATTACAGGGCTTTCGTTTGGGTGCTTATTGGTTTAATTAGCCAGTTTATATACCGTTAAACCGGTGTTTGCGGACAACTACATCCATGGTCAGGTTAGCCGGGTTGATGCCCAGCACGGCCAGCGGGCCAGCCTCATTTGCAATGGTTGCATTGGCATCAATGGTGTTTTCGTCTTTCAGATTAACGCCAACAGAACCCACATTAATGCTGTCGCTGGCAGCAGCAGCAGCACCCAGAATAATATACTTGGTTGTAGTGTCGCAGGCAGCAGGCATAGCCTGGAAATGCAGGGTATCCGTTCCACCCACATAGTCAGTTACAGTTCGGATGCACCCGGCATTGGTACCGGCATAGACATAAAGCAAGGCTCCATTCCAGTAATCATCGTTAGAAGTAGCCAGGCCAGAATCAATAAGGGTGGTAGTGGTGCCCCCGGTAGCCGTGCTGTCGGTCTGGTCAGCAAAGGAACAACGATAAATATTAAACGGATTATCGTATACCTTGCCATAGGTTATCCCGGCAGTGGGGTTATCAGCAGCAGTAATGCTTTCTGCCATAACACCCAGTACATTGGCAGCATTAGCGGCGGCCTTTGCTACCTTGCCATCTGTGAGTACCACCATGTCGCCTTTACTAAAGGCAGTATTAGGAGTGAGTTCGTATTCTCTCCCGTTGTCGGTAACATTTAAAAGATTACCAATCAGTTCAAAACCGTTGGTAGTTCTACTTGCGGTGTAAGCCATTATTCAATCACCTCTCGTTTATTTGTTTTTGGCATATTCTTTAGGCGATATGCCCAACCTTTTAGCCATAGCAATTTCGCTTTTGTTTAAGCTGCCTGCTCCGGCAGTAGCGGCAGAACCGCCTTTCTCAACACTCATTTTGCTGCGTTTACTTACGTTAGCGAGTGTCTTTTGCTCTGTCGTGGTTTTAATGCTATCCAGTAAATCTCCAGCTATCAGCTTGTCTCCCAGAACAAACTTCATGGCAGTTTGGAAATCCAAAACTGAGCCATTCTGGGCAAAGTCATCAATCTCTTGAATATACTTCGCAGCCAAGGGGTTTTTGGCTATATATTCGTTGCGGTCAGTCATGTACTGGGTGGTTTTACTTCTCTGCTGCTGTTGGACTTCATACTGTCTCAGCCGTTCCTCAGCCTGCCATAACCGGTATTCTCTGGCTACGTCCTCTCTGGCTAAATTAACCGCAACTTCTTCTTCATAACCCAAATCAGTCCAACGCTTTATTTGCTCCTGTTGCCGGTTTCCCCACCACCTATTCATTTCCTGTTCTTGTTTCTTTGCCTCTGCCTCTTGTATGGCACGTTCTTCCTGGATACGCCTTTCACGGGCTAACCTCTCCCCGATAATACGGTCAATGTCCTCCTGGGTAAATAGCTTTGTTTCGGACTTAGGAGGCTCTTCTTCCTCCTCTTTAGTTTCTTCCTCGACTTCTTCCGGGTTGGTGTCTTCCTCGGAGTCGTCGTTTTCGAGAAGGTTTTTAAGTTCGTCCGGGTCTATTTCGTCCAGGTCATCGTCAACAGTACCGTCATCACCATCAGTAACGCCGGTATCGGGCATTAAATAAGGCTGCCAATTAAAACCAAACAAATCAATTAACATTAATATCTACCTCCCGTGTTTTAAGGCCCGTCAGCCTATAATTTCCTTGCAGCTTTTTAAGCCTTCAGCACGTTTTGGGCATGAAAAAAGAAGTACCCTAATGGATACCCCTTCGAGCGACAGATACACCCCTTAAATTAGCCCCTGGACACCCCCCATCGCCTCCTGCAATATTCCCCTCTCGGCTAACATCTGCAGGATTGATTGTATTTCGGCATATCTTTGTTCAGGCGGTAAACTGGCTAAATATGCCTGTACCTCCTGTGGTAACAGGTTAATTATAGTGTCCGCGAGTATTTCAGCCTCGGACTCTATATCCCGTTCTGGTTGTTGTGGCAACGGTGCTGCCTGCTGTTGTCCACCTTGTGCCTCCTGCGTAAGCTGTTGCATGAGTTCCATCAATGCCATTTCCCTTTGACCTTCGGGTAATTGCCTAATAGCCTCCATTAAGTCAGGTCGGTTCTGCTCTAAGTATTGGGCAAATTCTAATAGCTGTCTGGATTGAGCCTCCTGCTCCGGCATGGGTGGTTGTTCTTGCGGTTGCATAGCCCTACCACTACCTTGCCGCATAGCCTGTTGTGCTAACATTTGTTGCTGTTGCTGTGCCTGTTGCTGCTCTATCTGCTGCTGCATTTCCTCAATTGGCGGGAATTTACCGGTATCCATTACCTTAAAGAATGTAATAACGTCAATAATCCCCATCTGTAGCAGTTCTTTGGCTATCTCGATATTGTAGAACCTGTCAGCAGGTTGTACGCTAGAAGTCCGGCAATAGCTATCAAAGTCAGGAAAATAAACTTCGTGGGTTTCAGGGTTTAATGTTTCGGGATTAACCTGATTGAACGGCATTACTTCGCCCGTTCCCTGGTCGTAAACCTTCAGCATATCCTCCTGGCGATATGTGCCGTAAGTATGTCCATCGTCCCCCATGATTCGGAATTTCCTCTGCTCGGTGTAGTTCTCAGCTATAAGCCGGTTGGTGTATGTTCCCGCCTTTTCGTAGCTGTCGGTAATAGCCATCTCTTTGATTCTTAACCGCACCTGCGCCCTTGCCGACAATTCAGCAATAGCTTTGAAAGCGGTTACACTCCCCGGTGTTCTGCCCTGGGAAATATCAAATCTCCCGATAATGGACTCCATGACAGATTGTATCCGGTTCATTTCGCTTTGCAGACTGGCTGGTACTCCCTGCCCGTATTCCCGCTTAATTCCGGCTATACTCTTCACCCCAAACCACATACCGGGTAATGTGCCCTTCTCCTGTACTGTCTTCTGCTGTTTAGGGGTTAGGGCATTATCTTCATACCATGTTTGCCCCAAGGCATGGTGTAAATGCCCCTCCATAATTATTTCGGCAGTTTTATTGCGGACTATTTGCGGGTTCTTGAGGAAATACGCCTCGCCAAATCCCCAAATACTATTTTCCCGTGGGTAGCATTGGGCAACGATAAAGGGGAATGCAGGGGTTTCTCCCGGTTCAAAGTAAATGTAATTGACGTGTTTCAGGTAAATCCTTTGGCTTTCTCCTGCCCACCAAATCACATGAAGTCCTATCTCCCCGGTTTCTTCTTCGCCTTCTTCAGGGATAAGGGGTTTTCCGATATACCAGGTTTCTATGACCGGTATCTGGTTCTGCCGGTATTCGCTATCGGTAAAACCTTCGTCGTCGAATACGTCAACGCCTAGAACGTCGTCCTCCTCCATGGTTTGGTCCTGAAGAATACCCGCTTTATCCGGGTATCTTTCCTTCACGCTTTCAATGGTATGCCAGGTTACTTTGTGACAACGATTTCCCTCGTTAATGTCCTCCTTGCACCGGGCATCAGGAACTAATGCCATTGGGTGTAATGCTCTCCAGCGAATATCTCCTATCCATCGGTTAGGTCCTTTCCCTCCTTTCCAGTCCGGGTCCCAGTAGGTATGCCAAATACCGGTACCATAAAGAAAAAAGTAACGCAGAAATTTTATCCTTTCCTTGGGATGGCGGTTCTTGTAAAAGATAAATTTCTTTAGGTTAGTCATTACATTTGCAGCCTCTTCGTCCCCCGGTTCTACCGGATAATCCAATAATTCGGTATCTTGGGCAAATTCAGAGGCAGTACCTTCAACTAGGGAAAAGGTCACATTCTCCACGGAATTTGGACGGTTCTGCTGCTGTTGCGGGGTTCTTAGTACCCTGCCGCCGGGACCAATCAAGTCCCAATGTTCCCCGATGTACAGCTTATACATTTCTTTCATTTCCTCAATGTAAAAATGTTTAGCGTTCTTGTCGGGTTCGTACCAGGCATAACATTGTTCTACAGCCTTACGTTCCATGCTGGTGAAGTCCACTGTCTCTTGCTTTTCCTCTATATTAAGATTCAAAAAAGCTCACCACCTTTCAGAAAATAGAAAAGGCGGGAAGTATAGGACGAAACAGACTATCTCTAGCCCGCTTTGCTCTATACTCCCCGCCGGTTTTCCTGGTCAGGAAATAAGTTAGTTATTTGGTTATGGATTCACCTTAATATCCGGTGCAGGTGTTATCATCACCACCGCCCCGCCCTTCTTGATTACGGTCAACTTCCCCCAGTCCACCTTGCGCAGTTCTTCTATTACGCGGGTTTCTTCGGGGGATAGGTCGGTTGTCTGCAATTATAAAACCTCCTTAACGGTGGCGAATAGCGCGTCTATGAGTTCGTCTGCTACATAAACTCTTTCTTTAATATAAGCGTGATTCTGGACTACTGCATTAATTGTTTGAACCCTATATTTACCGAGAGATTCACTGATATTCACTCTGTCTGTCCAGCGGCTTTTCAGCAGTTCAATGCACTGTCCAATGGATAAGCGGGGAAGCATATGGGTTTTGTCCATAATGTCAACGTCTC